GCTGTTAATACTTCTGTTTCAAAATAGTCCAGCAACTGTTTTTGCGGAACATTAAACTTCTTTGAAACATTATTTATAGTTTTATCAAAAGTATTTAGGAAATCAGAAGGTTTACTATCCATTTCCTTGAAAATAGCGTCCACGGCTTTCTTCATCTTAGGAGATAACTTCTTATACTCCTTAGACATTTTATGCTCGTCTTTTTCTGGTAACTCTGTATAGAGTTCAGAAATTGTCTTACTCACTATCTTCTTCTACCTCTGGAATATGGTCAGTCACAAATGTTTTTGCAACTTCCACTCTTTTTGTTTCTAGTGCATCACCTACTTTAGATGCAAGTGCATTGTTAAAGTGTGATTCTGCATCAATGTTATTGCCTGATGCAATCGCATCTACAAAGTCTCTTACATTATTTTCCATCATTTATCTCCTTTTGTCGGATCATTCTGAGCAAACATTCCATCATCCTGTCCCATTGGGTCAGCATCGGCGCCTGCACCAGACTCATCCTTAATTTGGTTGTCAATTTCTTCCATCTCAGAGTCAGACATTCTAAGAACATTCTTACGAACCCATTCCTTAGAGAAATAGTTGCCGACATAAGATTCGATTTGTCCTAACATATCAATTCTTCCTTGCAAGATTTCAGCGTTCTTCAACTCTGTGAAGTGTCCGTCTTGCATGAAGTTAAATTGAATATGTTCTTTGATACTATCCCATTCATCAATTGCGATAACACCCTTGAGAACAAGTTGTGTCTTCAACAAATCTAAGAATAGAACAGCAAATTTCTTACGAAGTTTCTGAACAAATTTTGTAAACTTCAATTCATCTCTAGTGATGTTATCAGAACGACCAATAGAGAATGAGTTCTCTGCTTCCAATCTTGAAATTGGAACATTCAGTGAACGATATAGTTTCTGTTGGAAATATTTAATATCATCAATCTCACCTAAGTTTGAACCGCCAGGCAAGGTTGTGATTTCTGTTCCTCTACCACCTTCTCTACGAGGCAACCAGAAATCTTCCAACATAGACATATGATTTCTATCGTCACGAATCTCACCAGTTCTTGCATCGTAAACTAGTTTGTTACGATAACGATTCATTACATCTTTAAGGTATGCTTCTGCCTTTACTTTAGGCAAGTTACCCACATCAATGTAGAAAATCCTACGCTCGGGCGCACGAGAGATACGGTAGATTACCAACGCATCCTCAATCATACGCAACTGATTTACTGGTTTGATTGCCTTATGTAAATATGAAAGGACTGTGCCTTTGTGCATATCAATAAGACCAGATGGACAGTATGTTACCGCATCAGCAGTAATCTTAATACCACTGGTAGTTCCAGCGTTTTGATCTAGACCCTTATCGTTATAGAGATAGAAATCTTCTACCTTTTTAACTAAATCTAAACCTGTCTTTACATCTTTTTCTTTTTGTTGCTCTCTGACCTTCTTAATCTTACGAGGGTCAATGTAGCGAAGTTCTTGAATACCCTTACGAGGGGATTTCTTGTCGATTACTTTATGATAATAAATGCGTCCATCAACATACCATCTTCTAAAGATGTCATGTCCCTTTGCATTAAAATCAAGTAGGCGCAACACCTCATCAAATTCTTCACGAATTTTATGTTTGATGTTTGCCGATAAGTCTAATCTGTCGAGGGAAATTGCAACCGCCTGATCTTTTTCATCAGATACGATTGCTTCGTTTGCAATATCTTCAACCGCACTATCACACTCTGGTTGTTGTGCAATATCACGATACCGTCTTATTAAGTCTATTTCATTACGATCACGACCATCCATATCAAGGATGGACGCATAGTGTCCACCACCCGATACGATGTCAAGAGTGCCATCGTCAGTAGAGGGAGCAGTGAATCCATCACTACTCCCACTCTGATTCGCTCTTGTGATTCTGAAACCAAAAAGTTCAGCCATTCTATAGTTCTCCTAAATTTTACCCAACTATTTAGTCGGATTAAATTAAGGGTTAAGCACTAACGCCAACTGATTGGAAATGTGTGTATCTCCAACTTACTTCAAAGGTTTCTATATCACTAACTGTGTCGTAGTTCAACTCAATTGAACCAACATTAGTTGGCCAACAGTTACGCATGATATACCTTTTTAGAGGATTATCATCCCTGTCGAGTTGGGTTACAGTCAAGTCAGCAGTATAATCACTAACATTGTTTACACCAGTAGAGAACCGCAATTCATTGATACGGTTCATCCATCTTTCAAACCCATTTCTGAGTTCAAAGTTAGTGTCGTTAATTACCGTTGTAGTCCAAGGGTCAAATGTTCTGTCTCCAGCAACATAAAGGATTCTTCCTCTATAGTTTACTGGAACATCAGTAATTGTTTGCCCAGGCAACGATGTTGTTTTTACTAGGAACGATGCCAATTCTCCGTTGATTTCACCAACAGGAGAAGTCAATGTTACTCTAAACTGATTAGCACGAGCACCACCGCCCTCTAGATAAGCCTTAAATTCATCAATAGTAGCCATGTCTTATCTCCTTATCCGCCAATCTCACTGAAAGAAACACCAGTTCTAACAGCAATGAAGTTAAGAGTAATGAAGTTGATTGAACGAGCAGGTTTGATGTAGATGTCTGCAACAAACTCATTTCTATCAATTACTTCACCAGTATTATTTGTTTCGTCTGCAACAACAGAGAAGTCTGTAATACCTCTACGACTTTGAACATCTCTCAAGAATGGTTCAACCATGTTTCTGAATTGAGCACGAGTGAACTCATCGTTGAATTCAAAGAGTTGGTATTTCGCAGCAGTAGCGATTGCCTTCTCAAGCACGATAAACAATCTACGAACATTGATTCTATCGAAAGCAGAAGGTCTAGAAAGACCAGTTCTGTCACCGAAGAGAACTGTTCCTTGGCCTGGGAATGTAGCAACAGGGTTGATACGGGCAGGATAGATAATGTCTCTTTGTGCCTTTGTTGGGTTGTATGCAACTTTAACAGCACCACGAATTTGTCCTCTGTTGTAACCAGCAGGGGAATACCATGGCTCCGCCACATTATCAGTGTTAGCAGCAAGTCCTGCCATGTCACCGTTTAGTGGCACCCAACGATATACATCGTTGTATTTGTCATACATATATTTGTATCCAGAATCGAATACAACATATGATGAACTGTTAATGTTGTTAAAGAAGTTTACAACATTGGTTGTCTGTGCAGCACCAGTTGTTACACCAACGACATCATCTCTACGAGGTGAAATGAATCCTACGCAGTCCTTACGGGCTTCACATAGGTCAGTAATCATAATCGCATGAGTGATACCGTCTGTTGAAGCAGGACAAGTTCCTGCCATAACTAGGTTGACATCAACTGTTTCTGTATCAGCGAATAGGTCGTATGCAAGTTCTAGTTCACCGATTGTTGGTGTATCGTCTGTTCCACCACCAAGTGTATCATCAATAACACCAGCATTACTTGCAACATTGGTGTATGTTCCACCAGATGCAAGTTGTGTTCCAGCATCTGTTAGAGATGAATCGTGATCCATCCAACGAACAAACGAAGAACCTCTGTTCACAACATTCGCATAGAAGTTAGAACCACCTTGAGGTGTCTTTGCAGTATTTGCCTGTGATACAAATGCATATGTTTCAATAACAGCATTTGTTCTCTGTCCAGCAAGGTCTGCATCGTAACCAGTGATACCACCATCTCTGTCGAATACTACGACATGGACTTCATCTTCTGAAAGATTTCTGTCTGTTGCCCATGTTGATGTGCCTGGAGCAGAATCAAATAGGTCATAGAACTTCCAGCGTCTGCGAATTGCAGTATCATCTGCGATTGCAGTCTTTAGTCCACCACCGTTAGGGTTGTCTAGTTGACGAATAGTAAGATCATTAACTGCAATTGCAGTAACCTCATACTGTTGTCCGTCTGCTTCTTGGAAGTATACGATGTCACCAACATTAAACTCTGTTCCGTCATCAACTGTTACTGTTGTATCACCAACGGCAAGAGCTGCGTCATCAACTAGAGAAGTTGTGGTTTCTTCATATGCTTCAGCAGATGAACAGATAGATACACCGAGTGAGTTGCCGTATGTGCCTGGGAATTTTGCTGCCCAGTTACCTACAGAACCCTGTCCAGCGGCATAGTTTGTATCATAATCGTCATCATTTTTAATTTTCAATCCAGCAGCATTTGCAGTTGCGTTGACAGCAGCAGTGTCAGCACGAACAACACGCAATGCGTTACCGTATTGTAGGAAGTTGGCGGCAGTAAACCAAGTCTCATAGTTATTTGAGTCGGGTTTACCAAAGATGTTGACCAATTCCGCTTCTGAACCAATTGGAATAATTTCTTCTACTGGGCCAGTGGAAAAACCACCAGCAACAGCACCAATTGAGGTTGCAACAGCAGGAACAATGTTGGTCAAATCAATCTCTTTTACGAGAACGCCAGGGGATAATTGAAATGCCATCTCTGTTTCTCCTTTATGGATTCATTATTTAAGTTTCCAAACTTACGAATATATTTATAAAAAGGATGTTTTACACATCGTATTTTTATAGGTTAGGCAGCACATAAATAATAATATGTCGGAGCATTATCAGAAATACAAAGATACCATAAAGAAGGTTTCACAAAGAAACTACAGGAAACGCAAGATATGGGTTAATGAATATCTTGGCGATAAAATCTGTTGTCACTGTGATGAATCTGAAACTGCCTGTCTCCAATTTTATCCTCATGAGAGGAAAATTCGTTCTTTAACCAAAAGAAAAGGATAGAATGAGGAATCTAGAACAGAAGTTAATAGACTAATCAACCAATCCAAAGTTGTATGTGCAAATTGCTTCTTAAAATTAGAAAACGATATTATTGATATTATGTAGGTATTTGAAGATTTCTACCAATCGGAATCGTATGAACGAACTACTGGACTCCAACGAGTTCCATACTCATCTACAATAGTCTCACCATAGTCATTCAACCCATCGTCAATAAAACCAAAGGGCGCCATGTCCTGTTCTAATTGATGTTGTTGTTCTAGGAACATTCTAGCACGAATATCATCATCTGTCAACTCTTTGAAGTATGTCTGTTGGATTAACCATGCAAATATCACACAACACATTGCAAGGTCATCTGTGTGTCCATCTTCTGCCTCATAAGACTGTCCCTTCTGTGAGAAGGTAGAAAATTCATTGATTAAGTCGTAATCTTGTATAATTAACTTGTCGGTTTCAATAATCTGCTTGAGGTTAGAGCAACCTAGCGATTTGACTGCCTTAGTAGTTCTCACACCCAATTGTGCTTTCCCCCCACTAAAACCACCGCCAATCACCTGACCCGCACGCCCACGCATGGATGCCATAATAAGGTTCTCATACTCTAAGTCAAACTGTAGTGCAGATGCTACCTGTTCCCCAATATCATTAACTTCTACAAGAGTGTATGCAAGGTTATATGCAGTAGCAACATCGTGAATAATATTAGGAAAGAGTAGAGGTTTGATTTCGTTATTACGATATTTTGCAACAATCCTGTAAGGAACTGTTGTGACATCAAATACGAGAAATGCAGAATAGTCATTCTGTGTTCCTCTTGCAACATCACATACTACTGTGTATAGATGACCCTCTTTCGGTTTCTCATACATATCCAATCCAGCATTAGACTGAATAGGATTGAGAAATGCCATTGATTTAATCTTAGATGGGTGAATCAGAGTATTAGTAGAACCTAAGAACTCACACTCAAATTCTCTTTGGAATTGTTCCTTAGAGGTGTTTGCAATGGTTTCTTCTTTCCACTTCTCATCTCGCCCTGGCACTTGACTCCAAT